AGAAAAACTGCTATTAATCTAATAACGAAAGGATAAGGCATGGATGCTTTATTAGAAAAAGAGAGAATAGCAAAGATGATGTTTGTATTAAGAACATTATCTAAAAGAACGCAAACAAGACTAACGAAAGCACTTGGAGTTTCGTTTCAACAAATCCAAAAATATGAAAAAGCACAAAATGGAATTGGAGCTGATAAGCTATTTGTTTTAGCCAAAGAACAAGGCTGGGATATTAACTTATTATACAATGGAAATCCAGAAGAAGTATTAATGCAGATCCCTCTATTTAAGCAAGATATGGTGGCTAAAAAGTTTCGTGAGATAGAAGCTAACATTGTGGAAGAACGCAAGCTACAACGTATCTATGCTCCATTAATGCCTAAATTAAATCGAGAGCTAGCTGGCGAGAATACATTTCAAGATAAGGAGCTGCCACTTGCTGCTCCAATAAATAAAATTGCGTAAATAATTGAGGGAGCTAGCAACTCCCTCGTTACTTTTTCCCCTCAAAAAATATAAAAAAAATAGCAAACTTCTTTGGTTTACTCTCTCGTTTACTCTCTGATGGTTTAGAATTGTTGTGTGCCAATAAGTATTGGTAATATTTGAACCTACCAATCATTTTGTAAATTATCGTTGTTATATAACACTTACAACCACGATTAGACAAATTTTATTTACCAAAAAGGCTAATAAATAAGGGTTGTTTTTCCTAGCTGTTATCACGTTGATACATCATTTACTCCCCGATAACTCTCTGATACAAGTCTCGAAAAAATAGAAGTCTGGGTGTAGCGTAGCCTGGTAACGCACTAGCTTTGGGAGCTAGGGATCGCTGGTTCAAATCCAGCCACCCAGACCAGATTATCCGCCAAGCGGGTTAGAAGCAGATGCTTTAATCTCGTCTATTTTAACTTTTAGTAATTCAATTTGTTTCTCGTTTATTAATATTTTAGTATGGCCATGATTAGTTGATCCATCTACTTCATCTGATAATTTTGCAACTTTTTCTTCTAATACTGCAATTTGAGCAGAATAGTCAGTAGAAGATCTACCTTCTATTTCAGATAATCTAGTAGTCAGTTCTCCATACTTTGTAAAACCAGCTCCAATGGAACCAATTAAACCAATGATGACAACTATGTTAGTTAAGTTCTTTTTAATACTATCCATTTTTAAGTACCTCTATTTCCATTAATAGTTTTTCTTTTCTTTTATTGATGTTGTGTAAGATATTTTCTTTAATGTTTATTGGATCATTACTTATGTAATTAACCAAAGTTACATTGTTATAGATGTCTCTGTTATCAAACATTACAACTTGATTAAGATATATATCTTTACTCTTATAAAACGCCTGGTTGTTATAGATAGCCAGGTTAATAGAGCTATCACTTTGCATAGCATCTAGCTTTATAATACTTTTAACTTCTAAATTTTTAGCAGCATCTTTAACTACTGCATCTACCTTATCCATAGACGCTTCTAATTTATTTATTTTAGTATTAGTTTTATTAGTTTTAGTTTCTGCTTTAGCAGTTACCTTTTCTTCGGTTTCTGTTTTGGTTTCTTCGGCTTGACTTTCGTTGGTTTCTTCTTCCCGTACATTTGTAGTCTCCTTTTTAGTTTCTTCTATAATAGCCATTGCTATTTCAGCTGGTTTTTCTTCTTCCTTTTCTTCCATCATCATAGTTGGTGGAGGTAAAAAAGAAGCTGTTTGTATCTCTGCTTTAGTTACTTTAGTTTCTGTTTTTTCTTCAAACTCTAATACAGCAGCTGTTATCTCTACCGCTTTTTCTTCTGGTTGTAATGGAGAAGCTGCAATCGTTTCTATTTTTTCAGTAAATATTTCTACAAATTCTTCAGTAAAAAATTGTTCTTCTTCTTGAAATAAAACTTGTTCTTCAAATTCTTGTAATGCTTGTTTAGTCTCTACTTGTAAAACAACATTATTATAAGTCATGGTTAATGATATGTTGTCTATGTTTGGCCCACCAAGAGTTGCTGGAGCATTAGCATCTATGGCAGAAATAGTAGTGTTACCTACATTTGAACCAGTACCAGTATAGATAAGAGTATCAGTAAAATTAGCTCCATTGATACCCGTTACATCTGTTCTAGTAGATGTCATGGTAGCAATCACATTACCAGAGCTATCTTTAATATTAAGATTTATAGTAAAGGTATCTGCATTTCCAGATCCTCCCCAACAACCCGATACATTACATTCTCCGTTTTGTACCTCGGTTACTTGGTTTAAAGTAATACCATTATCCAGCATATCCTGGGTAATAGTATTAGTAGTTAAATTAACATCTTGTGAAATAGATCCGCTATCGCCAAACTCTAAATCATAATTACTGGTTACATTATTTAATTCGCAGCAATCACTTACTACTTGGGTATTCCCACTTGTAGTCCAACCATTAGCATTACCTGTCTCAAAATTACTATTGGTTAATAAATTATTTGTCGTTATTTCTTCTGCTGAAATTGTGTGGATTGATACTATCAGCAAAAGTATTGATACGATAAACCGCATAAGCCATTACTCCTATAAATATTATTAACCAAATCATCGTGTGTGCAATTCTGTTGGTTTCTTTTTAGGTAGAATTATTTTTTTTTCTTCTTTAATTCTTTTTAATTCAAGTTTTAGGTATTGTTCATAGGTAGGCATCTTGCCATTATATTTTTCAAATAATATTTTAGTTGCCTCTTTACCAATCTTACCTTCAATCGGACACGGAGTATTTGCAAACGCTGCACTCATTGCGTGGAATATTTCTTCGTTACCACACAACACACTTATAGCTGCAACCTTCATACCCATACCATGCAGAGCTTTTGATAAATTAATTGTTTGACAAACTGGATCGATATAATGTCTGCCAGCTGATACACCTATTGAGAAGTTTTGCACCCCAGCAGATAAAGCTAATGCGCAATTATTCATTGAACCTAAAGATGGCGCAGCAGATGTGTATGGAGCTGATCGAATATTAGATGTTGTGCTGTTCGTAGTTGTACTTGTTGACGTGGCTCCGCTTTCATAAGTTGTAGATCCTCCAGTATAATTACCTTCAATAGCGGTATTAGATCCAGATGTATTTGTTTGATTACCAACAGCTAATGCAGCTGTTACCAGAATAAGAGATAGCCATACTATTGCTATTATTATAAATGCTATTCCCTTTATTAACTTCATTTTTTATCATCCTTATTTTTTATTCTAAAATTAATTTTTTAATTGATAATGAGCCATCAATATTAGTTTCAAGCTCGGCTTTAGTTTTGACGCAAGAGTAAATTACATTTGAATTATTTTTAACTTGACGCATCGCCAGGCGTTTCCCTTTGAGGCAGCTGCTTAAATCTTTCTGGATACGAGCCTCGGAGATCTCATTATTAACCAGCATAAGTAAAGCTATAACAACTTGTTCCATTAATTACTCCCATTAGCTCTTACTTTATCTTTTAGATTTTCTAATTGTTCTTTAATTTTTTCTATATCTTTCATGGCGTAAGTTATGTTGACATTGTTATTTCTCATAAGCTCCATCTCTCCTTGGATACTCTCTACCTGGGATGCAATATGCTCTAGGAGCATAAATTGTTCTTGATCTGTTGGGAGTTGCTCTGATTTTTTTAAAAGATCAGCCTGGTGTAATTCTCTACTTGTCTCTAGGCTAGTTAATCTAGCAGTTAATTCGGTATAGCCAATAATTCCTAAACCAACGGCAACGCACAAAGCAATTAAATTCCTTAACGGGAGAGAAATATTAGTGTTGTCGTTTATTTTCATCTGCCTTGACCCTTGTATCTTGTAAGTTTCTTCTGTCTTTTTTCTGATTTATTTAAAGATTTTTTATGTACGCCTGGCCGTTTCTTTGGTTTATCCCTTGGTACAAAGTGAACGAACTTTTGTTTAGCCATTAGAACAAAATCTTTTTAATCCTACTTACTAAACTTGGTTTTATTTCTTCTGTTAAAACTAAAGGTAAATAACTTTGAGCTATCTCCTTGCCAGACTTACCTACTTCTTCTTCTGTTTTTTTACTTCTAGCATCTATTTTATTCGGTCTAAATTTATCTACTAAAACATAACGATAGACATAGTTATCGCATCTAACACCTTCAAATTGAAAGTGTAATGTATCTGGTGGATCTTGATACTGTCCGCCAAAACAATGCGGATCAAAGTCTGATTTAGTTATCATTTTTTACCACCTCTAAATATTTGTGTTCCCTTTATTCCAAAAATACTAGCGCAGACTAAAATCCAAAGATTAGTAAACCATGATGGGAGCGCCTGGAAATGTTCAAAGAATAAATTTATTTTTGCCATAGCTTCTGGATCATCAGACCAGACACCATAAGCCAGAACCAGAATTGGCAATGTAAGAATTAATAAAACTACCTCATCTTTGTAATCGTTTTGACGAGCTTCTAATAATTTACCAGAATATTCTAGCTCTCCACTAGCCATCTTCTCTGCGTGTTTGGCTTGTGCGTTAGCCATCATCATTTTAGTTTCTTGTTTCTTTTTGTAGATATGACTACCAGCATTTACTGCTAATTTAATTGCGCTAAACCACATATTATTTACAACCTCTTACTAATTCCGCCAGGCTTTCACATCTTGAAGTAGTTTGCTTATGCCAAGCACTATCAATCATTTCATCAGCTGCTTTATTATAATCTCCAGCTTCTAAACCTTCCCACATTTTTTTAAATTTCATTACTCTTGGTTTTCCAAGTTGGAAACACATTTCACAAATGACACCTTTAATAGTTTCAGGTACTTCTATTTCTTCCAATAAGTCATTCGCAGATTGTAGAGCTTCGTTAAAATCCAATTCAAAAAGTTTTTCAAGATCTTCTTTAGGATATTCAACACCTTTAATAAAGTCATCGGTAGGTAGAACCAAATGGCCATACCCAACTGTAGCGAAACCCAGGCTATCGGAGTACACAGTATCCCTAAACCCTTCATGTTCTTTAATTCGTTGTTTAACTTCTTCCATGAT